CACATAGTAGATTCGATTAAATCCTCCATATCTTTTATATCCTCATTGTAACGCGCCCAAGTTTCTAAGTCAGGACTAACAAAACCCTCAATGTTAGGTGTTACAATTTGATCATCTTCTCTAGGTAAAGCGATAGTTTGAATATCTGTAATATCATTAGTTCTAACCTCTCCTGTTCCGTTACAAGCCTTACAAATATCCTCCCCTGTTTTGCCTGTTCCTTGGCATGATCTACACTCTTTTATGTATCGCCAATGCCTAGGAAAACCATGTTGGAACTTATAAATGGTTCTGATTGATTTATCTCTAGCGTAATCTTTTGACAACTCTTCAATAGGGAATAACGGGCTAATGCGTGTTTCACTACCCATTTCTTGAATGTCACTTAATATAGTTGCTGGAACTTTGCCAAATGGGTGTCCAAATGTTTTATCCTCTATGATAGTAAATTTTTGCCCTAACTGCATTACGCGCCAATCCGTTTTTGAATCAACTAAACGCCACTCTTTAAATGTCACACCACCCTCTAACTTTTTATCTTTAGGCTCAAACAATAATACTTTGCAAAGTTGACCATTGGATTCGTATGTACGTATGTCGTTAATAGATTTGTAAGTTGGGTATATGTCAACATCCTCTTTATACTCTAAAAAAAGTAGTCCGTTCGGGTCTGTATCTACTAATCGGAAAAAATTTTCAGATAAATATTTACGTATAGATTTCTGACCTTTAAATTGATTTAATGCCTCAATAAGTTTATCTTTTAATACTTCAGAAGCTATATCAATATGAACTGAACCCCCACTAGCGTTAAATATAGTGCTACGTGGCTGCATAACTCTATCGAACATATCTCGTATATCCTTCGAGTACTTTTTACGCGCTACAGCCCTAGCTTCTGACTCTATTTTTTCAATCCTAGTAATTAGAACTTCGTGAAATTCTTCACCTAATACAAGTGCTTTTAATATTTTGTGTTGTTCACGGGCTTTAGACACCCATACAGGGACTTTTAAATTGTCCTTTATAAATTGAATTGCTTGATCTTCGGTTAATTCCATACGTAAATAAAAACAAATATACAAATATTTAGTGATATTCTATTAACTCCATTGCAGCATATCCAAATGCATCAGGAATATGAGACCATTCATGCCTTGGTACTCCTGACCTTTTATCATGCCAAACATAGTTATTAAGTGACTTTTTAATATTATACGATTTAGGATCGACTACTAATGTATAACCCTGTATTGTCTTGATTCTTCTTAATACCGATCCTGCCCCCTTCTTACATCTACGAATATTTAAACCCATATGATAAAGGTCATTAATCAATCGTTTGTGCGCTGCATCTGCTATAATTAATTTACCATGTCCGCACATAGTTAATAGTGCGCTTCCAAGTTCTGGAGTTCCTAAACCATTCTTATAAAGTTTTTCCCTTAAATATATTTTCTTTTCATTATGGTCTACAGCCACTTCAATTAATGCATCAGGATCATCAAAACCAAAATCTAAACCGTCTACATTTGGTATACTTTCGTTAAATTCTCCCTCTTCCCAATCTTCATAAATAACCCCTTCTGCAGCATCTTTAAACCCTCCTAGTATTTCGAATTTATATTGTCGCCACTTCTTTTTAAGCTTTTGTGGTGCGCTTTCCCGTTGCTCACTGTTTAGTAATTCATATTCGTTGTAAGCCTTCTCCAACATTTCAAACTCCGCTATATTATGCGCAGCCATGTTATCAATGTTATCCTTATATGTAGAGTGAATATATAAAATACCGTCTTTTACACCGTTGAATCCTTCACTTACTTTATCCTCGTAAAACTCCTCATATAACCAATGCTCTTTTGTTGGTGGGTTAAATACAATTATAGATAAGCATTGAACATCTTTAGCTCTCATGGAGCGTTTAACCTTATTCCATGATTCAAAACTTTCCAACTCTTCCCCTTCGTCTGTTTCAAATACGCTAAAATCCTCTAATGATTTAAGTTTTGCTGTTTGAGTTCCTACACTAGTTTTTTGTCCTGTAATGCTGATCTTACCAACACCATTATTAACTGAGTATATTTTACTAGCCACTGAGAAATGAGGTGCAACTCCTAGCATTTCCATTCTATTTTCTAAAGCCTCTGTAATTGAGTTATCAGTGCTTGACATTGTTTGCCTAGTGTACAGCACTCTATGATTGTAGTCTTTAGCTGCTAATGGATTCCAACAACTAAGGGCAAAACTTTTTCCTGAATCTCGACCGCCTGACATTAATATAGTGTCTACTGTTGATAGATCAAACCAGTATTTTTGTTCGTCTTTATTGTAATCCTTTTTAAAATCAGGATCATTAACCACGTTCCACGCTTCTAGTATGTCGAATAGTGGTTGATATGTATCGGAAAATGTTATTTCCATTCATTTGATTTACAATATATTAGTCTACTTTCTACACGCGGTGGAGACTACTTTTTCTTTTTGAAATTAATGGTAACTTTTTCAGAACCTAATTCATTCCCTTTTGATGTATTGTCTACGCGATCTGTCCAACCATGATTGCTCTTTAAGTTCATGATAGCAAGGGATGGGACTATGTCACCATTTTTACCGTTCGAAAAGCAATTGGTCTCACAGTTGTTTTTTATTTGTGATTTAAGCTTCTTTAATTCTGGAAATTTAGACGTAATGTAATCGTACACATCTCTGTAAGTTCCGTGCTTTTTAGCCACCTCCCCTATAAAATCCATATCGTCTGTTAGGGATATTGCAACAGCTTCATCCATAAACTCTTTACACTTATCTAGTGTCCAATCTTCACTATATTGATTTCCTGCCATGATGTTTAACGTTTATTACTAATATACGTATTATTTATTTACATACAGTTACTTGAGTTATACTTCCTTCAGGGAATACGTCTGTTATAGATGTATTATCTGCCTCGTATTGTTTAATGTCTTTTCTTGAAGAATTAACTTCAATTTCATAAACATGCTCATTGTAATAGTATGGGGTATCTGTAGTAGTTGTTATTTTGCAGTTGTATGTTTTTGAACAACTTGCTAAAAGTATTAGTGGTATTAGTTTTTTCATAATTTTTTTAATAGTTATTGGTTACGTAATCATCAATAATACCTTGTATTTCTGCCTTTTTTGCCGTGTCAAATATTCCTGAAGTTGATAGATTTGTGCAAGTTGATTGAGATGTAAACCAATCACCCTTAAATATTTGGTCTGCTAGTTGTGATGTGTATTCTTCAAAATTAAAAACCTCAGTACTTGTGTAAGTACCGTCTAAAATTGATAAATATAAGTTAGCCTGTGTTTCCGTGTAGTATATTTGACCATCCTCTCTTCTTTCTTCATATTTGGCAAACCAAAGTAATTCTTTTTCAACTCCTGTAACTAAAGTATATCCTACTGGGGCTGTTTCTTCAAATGCTATTGCACCGTCTGGGGATGTGTAAAATTGTCTCATGCTATGCCATTCTTGTGTGATGCCATTTATTTAAATTGTGATCGTAAATGACGAATACTGCTTGATTTTGCAGTAAATTCCTTGTTCCTGAACTACTTCTAGTTACTATTCTGTTATTAACCAAACTACTACCGCTTTGGTGTACTAATTTAATTCTAAATTGACTACTTGTATTTATAAAACAGATAACCCTATTTACTCCCGCGGGTGGGGCAACTATACCTGTTATTCTTCTATCTTGAGAGCCAGACGTTAAATAAACAATGTTATATCCATCTAAATTAAGGTTATCAAAATCAGACGACATATTTAAAGTGGTTGTACCTCCGTTTATTTGAAAAGTACCTAAAAAATTACCGTAATCAAATACATCACTTCTTATATTCTGAGGATCATAAATTGTTGCAATCATATCGCCTCTTCCTGCGCTAGTGTATCCTAAATTTATATGTGCAAATTGAGTAAAAGATGATTTAGTATAAGCAGTTCCATTTAAATCTACAGAGTTAGAAAGGTCTACAGAATAGAATGGTTTACCCGCTTCTAAACCGTCAATATAATACAAATATATTACATTATTATTGTTTAGCCTTTCTGGTGAATAATATATTGATTTTTTACGATATGCTTTCTTTTCAACACCTGTAGCGTTATCATCAATAACTATACTTTCTCCCTCTATATATATCTTATCAGGCATTTTAGAATATTAATTTCCAACAAATAACGCAGTACTTTAATATACTAATTATAAAAGGAATTAAACAGGCTAAAGCTAACCCTCCAAATATAAATTCTTTGACTTTTTTCTTCATACTGTAAATATACAAAAAAATCTTAACTATTAATAAAGTCCATTGCTGCGCAACGGTTTAAAAACTTTATTCATGTGTTAGGCACAATTAAAAAAGATGCCTAACACGTAATAAAACAAATAAAATTATTCACAGTATTCTTGCAACTGTTTAATAACTTTTAAAGTTTCTTCTCTTGTTAAACTAATTGTATTAGTCCTTAAATCCATAGTGTCTTGATAAGATATATCAATAGTTATTAAACCATCTCGCTCTTTACAAAAGTCTATGGTTGTGTCGTCTTTCTTTATTTCTAAATCCATAATTTTACTTTTTTTATTACCATTCGTTGTACGCAATATAAAATACTACGCTTCTGGTTCTTTTGGTAGTTCGCACCAATGGGTCACATCTTCCATGAAGTTTTCACCAGCTTCATCATAAAACCCTTTTACATCGTCATAGTATTCAGCAACTACCCATCTACTATTTTTTGGAAAAC